TCGTTCCTTCAGCTGTTTATCAAACAGGTTCAGAAGCTAACACCACTGGTAACCCACAATTTTATGCTGGATTCGATTTTGAATCGGATGGTGTAAAAAATGATAACGCTAACTATATGAATCCTCGACCTGAAAGTGTAGGTGTTGGTTCAAACGTTGTATTTGGATTTGATGGGAATGTAAGTGGAGTTGGTTTAACATTAGAAATGACTGGTTCAGATGCTGCCGATATGATTAAAAGACAATTCTCTTTAGGTTTTCAAGGTGGATTTGATGGAATGAGTCCTAATAGAGAAATCTCTTTAGGTTCTTCTATTTCAACTGGAAACTCACAAGGATTTGATTTAACTGACTCAACTAAGTTTGGTTCTAAGGCATATGCAAAGGCTGTAAATGCTATATCAAACGCTGATGAGTATGATATTAATATGGTAGTAACACCAGGTATTGTAAGAAGATTACACCCTGCAGTTACAACTGATGTATTAGATATGGTTGAGGCTAGACAAGATTGTTTCTATATCTCTGATTTAACTGGGGTAAACGATACAATAACACAAGTAACATCTCAGGCTAATGCAATTGATTCAAACTATGTAGGTTCTTACTACCCTTGGGTAAAGACAGTAGACTCTAATACAAATAAACTAGTTTCAGTACCACCATCAGTATTACTACCAGCAGTATACGCAGCAAATGATGCCATATCGGCAGAATGGTTTGCTCCTGCAGGTCTTAATAGAGGAGGTATTATCGGAGCAGTTAGTGTACTAAATAGATTGACACACTCTGAAAGAGATACTTTATATGAAAACAAAGTAAATCCTATTGCTTCTTTCCCTGGACAAGGTATCGTTGCATTTGGACAAAAGACTTTACAAGATAAGGCTTCGGCATTAGATAGAATTAATGTTAGAAGATTATTAATCAATGTTAAGAAGTTTGTTGCTTCTACATCTAGATTCTTAGTATTTGAACAAAATACTGCTCAGACAAGAGGTAGATTCATTAATACTGTACAACCTTACTTAGAAGGAATTCAACAAAGACAAGGATTGTATGCATTTAAAGTAGTTATGGATGAATCTAACAACGGACCTGATGTGGTTGATAGAAACATACTTGCTGGACAGATATTCTTGCAACCGGCTAAGACGGCTGAATTCATTGTAATTGATTTCAACATCTTACCAACTGGAGCATCTTTCTCGGCGTAAACAAAAAAATGAATAACTAATATTTATTAGTATAAAAGGAAAAATAAAAAAATGGCAGAAGTATTAGAATTTAACGAAATGATGTTCACCAACTTCGAACCGAAGATGAAGAACAGGTATATAATGGAGATTGATGGAATTCAATCATACCTTATAAAAGCTGCAAGTAGACCTTCGATAAACTTTGAGACGGTGAAATTAGACCACATCAACACTTATAGAAAACTACAAGGTAAAGGAGAATGGCAAGACATTACAATAACAATGTATGACCCAATCGTACCTTCAGGTGCTCAACAAGTAATGGAATGGGTAAGATTAGGATATGAATCTTTAACTGGTAGAAAAGGTTACGCTGATTTCTACAAAAAGGATATCGATTTCTATATGTTAGGACCTGTTGGTGATAAAATCGAACAATGGAAGTTGAAAGGTGCATTTATTACATCTGCAAACTTTAATGATTTATCATTTGACTCTAATGACCCTGCTGATATCGAATTAACCCTTTCTTACGATTACGCAATATTAGAATTTTAAGATATTATTCACTACTATCTATATTTTGAAAAGGTTCTCTTAGTGAGAACCTTTTTTATTTTATAACTTTTTGTTTTCGATATACTTATATATACAACTAATAAAGGTTAAATATGAGCGAAAATAAATTTGAATTCCCAACTGAGGTAATTGATTTACCATCTAAAGGTTTGGGATACCCAGAAGGACATCCCCTAAAAAAAGGAAATATTGAAATTAAGTATATGACTGCAAGAGAAGAAGATATTCTTGCATCTCAATCCTTAATTAGAAAGGGTGTAGTATTAGATAAGTTGTTTGAATCAGTAGTTGTAGAACCAAATGTTAATATCAATGATATTTTTATTGGAGATAAGAACGCTATTCTATTAGCAACTAGAGTATTAGGTTATGGTGCAGAATACAAAGTAGAGATAACTGACCCATCTACATTAGAAGAGCAAGAAGTAATTATTGACTTATCTAAAGTAAAAACCAAAGATTTTAATGAGGAATTACTAAATTCTGAAAATCTTTATAAATTTAAATTACCAAGAAGTGGAACTGAATTAGAGTTTAAACTTTTAACACATGGTGATGAATTAGAAATTACAAAAGAAAACCAAGCATTGGCTAGATTATATAAAGGAAAGGGAGATTCTACATTTGATGTAACCACTCGTTTAAAGTATATGATTCAATCAGTAGATGGTAATAAAGATAGAGGGTATATTACTAAGTGGGTACAAAACTCATTCTTAGCATTAGATACTAAAGCATTTAGAAAATACGTTAAAGAAATCAGTCCAGATATGGATTTAAAGTTTAACTTCACTTCGGAGTTAACGGGTGAGGAGGAGGCACTCGATATTCCCTTTGGGGCCGGGTTTTTTTACCCTGCCGAATAACTACTCAATTCAACTTCATGACCAAATTTGGGAAATGGTTAACTTCGGTAATGGTTTTACTTGGAGAGATGTTTACTTCATGCCAATACAATGGAGAAAGTTCTATTTCAAGAAGTTGATAGATTTAAAGAAAAAAGAATCAGACCAAATGAAAAAGGCTGAAAGACAATCAAAAGTAAGGGTTAGAAAATAATCCTTACTTTTTTTTTATCCAATATTTATAATAGTATAAAAGTATAAACACATTACTCATGGGAAAAAACAAAACAAACGAAGGTTTATTTGGTTCGGCAAAGAAGTTCTCAGATGCATTCTTTGATGGTTTAAAAACAAATGCAACTAATAAAGCATTCAAACAAGCTCAAAAAAATAAAAAAGTACCATCTAAGATAATTCAAAAAATGTCACAAATAGATAAACTAGCTAAAGAGCTAGAAGATGATTTAAAATACTACTCATAAAATATAAAATTTTAGTATGGCTAGCGGTGAACAACTAAAACTCTTACAAGAACAACGAAAAGAGCAAAAAGCTCTTCTTGATGAAATGTTAGCAGGTAAAACTGCTGAAGAGAGAATACTAGTCAAACAAGATACACTTTATAAAGGTATTATCTCAAAGCTAAAAGAAATAAATGAACAAGTTAAAGAGGCTAGACAAGAAGTAAGTGTTCAAGTAGATGCCCTAATACAACAAGAATCTAAATTAAAAGGATTAAGTGGTTTACAAGCCAATTTAGTTGATTTGGATAGAACACGACTTAATCTTCAACAGAGTTTAGGTGGTAAACAACAGGAAGCTTTAAATGTTATAGCAGATTTAAATAAAGATATAATAGGTTTATCAGCCGAAGATTCTATTGCACAAGAACTTTTACAAAAACAACGTGACGAAAAAATAGCTAGTACAATTTCAGAGTTGGGACTTAGTGAAGAGCTCATAAAGAATATACAAGAGCAATCAGATATAGCAGATAAAACTGCTCAAATAACTGAAAAGCAACAAAAGTTCTTAAATAAACAATTAGAAGTATATGACGGTATAAAGGATACAATCGGTGGAATATTAGAAACTGCATCATTACTTACATCAACTGTTGGTGGGGTATTGGGTAGTGCACTTATTGGAGCTGGTGTAGCTGGAAAAAAATTATTAGATACATCATATCAATTAGGTGGTTCACTTTTAGATACATCTAATATATCAACAACATTATTTGGAACTGTATTCGAAGATGCAGTCGGAACTACTAAATCTCTTTCAAAAGAATTTGGTGGATTAAGTGATGTATCTTTAACAACTCAATTCAGAACAAATGTAATAGCTAAGAATTTGGGTATAGGTGCATCTGAAGCAGCAGCCCTAACAGGTCAATTTGCTCGTTTAAATGATGGTTCTGCCTCAACTGCACAAAATTTAATACAACAAACTAAAAACTTAGCACAACAAAATGGATTAGTTCCAGCTGATGTAATGGCTGATGTGGCTAATTCAGCAGAAGCGTTTGCACTATTTGGAAAAGATGGTGGTACTAACATTGCTGAAGCTGCAGTTGCTGCTGGTAAGTTGGGTGTTTCAATGTCTCAAATTAGTGGTATCGCTGATAACCTTTTAGATTTCGAATCATCTATTAATGCAGAACTTCAGTTAGGTGCTATGTTAGGTAAAAATATCAATTTAGATAGAGCCAGAGCATTAGCATATGAAGGTGACTTAGGTGGTATGGTTAGAGAAACATTATCATCATTAGGTGGTATTGAAGAATTCAATAAAATGGATGTATTCCAAAAAAGAGAAGTTGCCAAGTTATTAGGTGTATCTGCTGATGAATTCCAAAAGATGGCAGCCAACGCTGATAAATTAGGTAAAAATGGAGAAGTAATACCAACTCAATACGAAGCAACCTTAAACACTATGAAGGCGTTTGGTTCACAAATCTTTAGTGGGATTCAAGGATTAGGTAGTATGGCTATTGCTGCTGGACAAATGGGTTTCAGCTTAAAAGATGGTTTAGCATCTATGAAAGGAATGGGTGGTTTAGGTGGAAAGATTGGAAAAATATTTAGTAAAGGAGCTCCAACTATGGCTGGTCCACTAACTAAGGCTGGTAAACCTGATATGAGATTTAACTCTAATAAAGGGTTAGGAAAAATGTCTAAAGGTGGAGGAATGGGTGGAATGATGAAAGGTATGGGTGCCGGAAT